GAAGCTTGTCGCAATAACAAAGAAGTTTTTGATTTGATTAAAACTTCTATAGAAAATATATGAAATTAAATCTAATAACGTTAGATGGACACAGCTTATCTCATAAAATTGAATCTAATATATTAACTGCAAGGTCTGAGCTGCATTTAAAAGCCAGAGAATTACTTCAACAAGAATTCCCTTTTGTTTCTATATTAGAAGAAGTTTATATGCCTGTGTTAAAAAAGAAAAAACTTCCTTTTGATTTTTTTATTCCTAAAAATAATTTAATTATAGAAGTTCATGGCGAGCAGCATTTTAAATACATTCCTTTTTATCATAAAACTAAATTCGACTATTTGCGGAGTAAAGTAAGAGATAATGATAAAAAAGAATGGTGCAATTTAAATAAGTTTAGGTTAGTTGAATTTTTATGGAATGAGAATATAGAAACATGGAAAATGAAGCTATAATAGAAAAAGTTACTAAGCTACACAGAGATGTTGTAGGTTTTGATAAAATAGATAAATGTAAACAAGAAGATATAGAAACATATTTACAATATGGCGGCGAAGACTTAAAAAATCTTTCAGAAAATGAATGCGAACTCATCTCTATTAAAATTTTACAACACTGTTTATTCATTCAACGAAAAGTTAATTGTATTAAAGCTGCTTGTGATTGGATTCAGTACGAACTCAAAAAAATCATATCGAGAGATATCCAAAATATCAAAGGTGTTAGCTGGGAAAATGCGGAGCAAATAGTTATTAATAATAATCCTACCGCATTAATGATGCAAGAAAAAATACAAAATTATAAAATAATGTTGAATGTTTCATATAATATTGTCAATATTTTAGATAATTTTTCTAAAAGAATAGATAGTATAAAATTTAGTAAAAAAGGAAGATAGCATGATTAGAATGACAGAATCTATGCTTAATAAATTAAGTAAAAAAGAATTAATACAGTTAATTCTAGATGCTCAAGAAGTAAAGGAAAAGGTTTATCCTCCTAATAAGGTTATAATTAATGAGCCTACTCAAATAATTAAACCTACACAGACTAAGCATGGTTCACAAGTATTAGCTCAAATTGATTATGATGATGTCCCTGTCGAAGTCGAGTGGAAAGAAGGCGCAAAACCTATTCCACGACGGCCTTCTGATGAAACCACGTATATTTGTCGTAGATGTACGACGAAGTTTAAAGCTAAAGCCGGACTGTTTGCTAAAGATAGAAATGAACCCATATGTAATAGGTGTATGAATGGAAGTGCTGGCGGATAGTAATAGTGAACATTCCATAATTGGATGTTTAATTAAAAATGGTCCAGATGCATTTTTTGATTCTGCAGATATGCTATCAATTAATACTATTACAGACATCACAACTTCATCTCTGTTTAAAATTATAAAAACTAGTTATGAAACTGATGTTAAAGTATTAGATGCCCCATTAATTTTGTCTTTAGCTAAACAAGAGAAATTAGATACTTTTATTAAAATAAAAGATATTAAAGATAAGATTAATACAGCTTGTGAATTATCTAGTTTACAATCTCTAGTGGCAAAAATTAGAAAGCTAGAAATAGCTAGAATTTTACATGATGAGCTTGAGAATAGAAGAAAAACAATAGAAGGTATTACTGGTGGCGAATCTATCAATAATATTTTAGCAAATATAGAATTTAATCTTGATTCATTATTTAATAATGTTAAACAAACTAAAAAGATGGGAGATGGGTTAAAAGCTAGGCTTAAAGAATTAGCTGACAATCCAGTAACGCAAGTCGGTTTATCTACTGGATATCCAATTTATGATGCAGCTATTGGCGGCGGATTAAGAGGAGGTTCAGTTAATGTTGTGGGCGCCAGAATAAAAGTAGGTAAAAGCCATTTCTTAAATAATATAGCATTAAATACTTCGAAGAATAATATTAAAGTTCTTTATTTAGATACAGAGATGAAAACTGAAGAACAGGAAAATAGATGTGTATCTAATTTAGCTGAAGTTGATATTAACTTAATTGAAACTGGTGTTTTTGGTGAAAAAGAGGCGACCGCTGCAAAAATATATGGGGCCGCTGATAAATTAACAGAATTGCCTTATGAGCATATTAATGTTTCTGGTATGCCTTTTGAAGAGCAAATATCTATAATGTCTAGATGGTTAAGAAAAAACCAAGTAGTAAAAGATGGTAAAGTAGCAGAATGTATCATTATTTATGATTATTTAAAATTAACTAGTTCAGACGGTATTAACTCTAATCTAGCAGAATATCAATTGCTGGGTTTTATGATTACTACTCTGCATAATTTATCTGTCAGATATGATATTCCTATTATGACGGCAGTTCAATTAAATAGAGATGGTATAGATAAAGAAAGTACTGGTGTTGCGGCTGGTTCTGATAGGATTCTTTGGTTGTGCTCTAATTTTTCTATATTTAAATTTAAATCTCCAGAAGAATTAGCATTAGACCCAATAGAAAATGGGAATAGAAAATTAGTTATTATGGCTGCGCGACACGGACCTGGCCTAAGTGAATTTGATTATATCAATTTCTTATTAGATACATATAAATGCAAATTAATGGAAGGAAAGCTCAGGTCTCAGAATGTTAAAAAATAAAGATTATATACCAAACATTATTGAGTTTTTTGGGCTAGATTTAAGATTATATGGAAATAAAATGATAGGGTGTTGTCCAGTCCATAAAGGGGACAATAAAACAGCTTTTAATTTATGGCCACGCTCTGGATTTTGGGTTTGTAGATCGCATAATTGCCATGAAGTTTTTGATAAAACTTTTGATGGTCTTTTAAAAGGGTTGTATGCAGCGAACTATAAAAATTGGGATGGAGGAGCGAGTATAGATATTTCTGATAAAGAAATAGATACTTTTTATAATCAAATTATTAAAGGAAATGCTCCAACACCAATATCTATACAACCAACTATTATTAAAAAAACAAAACAGTTCAAGCCATTAACAATAGATTATTTTTTACGCAATCTTATATATCCATGCCCTTTCTTTTCTAAAAAATTCTCTGAAAAAATTATAAGAGATTTTAAAATTGGATATTGTAATAATCCCAGATACCCAATGTTTGGGAGGAGTGTGGTCCCGATTATTGAAATGAATAAAGTAATCGGATATCAGGGGCGTTCTGTATTTGAACAGTGTAAAAAATGTTCTGGCTATCATCACCCAAATTCGATGTGCGGAGAATTTTTTGAAGGAAAATGGAAATTTAATCCAGGTTTTCATTCAAATAATCATCTTTTTAACTATACTAATGTAGCGGTCGTCCAACCTAAAACGATCTTTCTTACCGAAAGTGTTGGTAATGTTTTTAGATTAATAGAATTTGGCATACCAAATGCGCTTGCAACTTTTGGGGCAAGATTCTCTCCTTACCAAGAAGATAAGGTTAGAATATTACAACCAGAACGTATAGTTTATATAAAAGATAAAGGTCCTGCTGGTGATAAAATCAGCGATTTAATTAAAAAAATAACATGGGCAGAAGTAATTATCCCAGAATTAGAATATGAAGATGATGTAGCGGCAGTGACAAAAGAATATTTTCAGGATAAGTTGTTAAAAGATTTGATGGAATTAAATATATAATATGATTATAGCATTCTCTGGAAGAAAAACCGCAGGAAAAAATACATGCGGTAATTATGTTCTAGGCACTATTTTATGGATGTCTGGAGTAGTAAAAAATACTTATAAGATAAGTGATAAAGGTGATTTATTAATATCTGATATTTTTGGCGACACGTCAAAAAATGGAGTATTTGATTTAAAATTAGAATCTCCGTCTTTCCAAGATTTTTTAAATAAGGAAGTCTATCCAATAGTTAAAGTATATAGCTTTGCCGACCCATTAAAGGAAATGTGTAGAGATATATTTGGATTAGACCCACATTTATTGTGGGGCAGTAATGAACAAAAAAATACCCCAACTAATTTAAAGTGGGAAGACGTGCCAACTAAAACTTCTAAAAAAGGCTACATGTCTGTTAGAGAAGTATTAGAATACGTTGGTACTGATTTATTTAGAACAATGTATCAAAACGTGTGGCGCGATGCTTTAATAAGAAAAATTAAAAATGACAATAGTATGTTCGCAATTATTACTGATGCGCGTTTTGAAAATGAATTTGAGGCCATCCAAAATAATGGTGGAAAAGTAATAAAATTGACCAGAGGAATAGCTGGTGAGAAAAACGATGTAGATAAATATGAAAATTATGACCATATAATCGATAATAAAGATTTAACAATACCACAGCAAAATCTAGAAATAGATAAGATTCTTCAAGAAATTAGATTGCATAACTTATTTGGAATAAAGCAAAATGTATATAACTAGTATGTCTCCCTCTTCTTATAATGTTGTTGATGAGTGCCAAATGAAGTATTTCATTGGTAATATTTTAAGAATTAGAGAGCCTGAAAAAATTGCTGCTGAAAAAGGCACCTTCATCCATGAGTATTTAGAAATACTAGCGCTGTATAAGAAAGCTCATCAAGAAGGTTTACAGACAGTTAGTAACGGCTATCATGAAGTAGAAGTTGTCCCACCAGATGAAATCGATACTCAAGCTTTGTTTGATATGTTAAAAGCAAACTTTAAGTATAAAAATACTTTTTCTGATAAAGATTATAAAGAATGCAGGGCTTCAATAGATACTGTTTTAGCTTCTTCAGAAGACCCTAGAAAATTAGAAATAGTAGAAACAGAGCATAAATTCTCTCTAGAAATAGATGAGCCTTGGGCTAACTATTATCATGAAACAGATAAGGGTACAGAAAAAGGTAAATATAAAATTAATGGTATCATTGACTTAATTACTAAAGTTGATGATGACACATATAAATTTATAGACTGGAAGCACTTACCTATAAATACCAAGATTCCAACTATAGATGGTTGGACTACTATGGGAAAAGTAAAAGTTGGCGACACTTTATTTGATAAAGACGGCAATCCAACAAAAGTCTTAGGTAAATCAAAAACAAAAGTAAAACCATGTCTAAAGATTAAGTTCGATGATAAAACTGAAGTAATATGTTCTGAAGAACATTTATGGACTCTTGCTGATGGTTCTGTAAAAATGGCTTGCGAATTAAATTATAGAGATGCGATTCCAGTAGCTAAACCTTTACAGTTAAAAGATATAGAATTGCCTATAGACCCATATTTACTTGGTGCTTGGCTTGGAGATGGTAGAAACAGGTCTTGCGAACTCACCAGCGGGGATTTGCAAGTTTTTACTAAATTAAGATATAAAGAATTTAAATTAGGTAAAAATTTAGAAAAAAGAACTGATACTTATGAAACTAGAACCGTTTTAAATCAGACAGATAAGTTTAGAAAACTTGGGCTGCTAAATAATAAACACATTCCTAAAATTTATTTTCGCGCATCTGTTAAACAAAGACTTGAGTTGCTTCAAGGTTTGATGGATACAGATGGTAATATAAATAGAGGTAGAAAACAAGCTGTTTTTACTAACTGTAGGAAAAGACTTTCTAGTGATGTAAAGGCATTATTATTAACTTTGGGCCAGCGCCCTAATATGTCTAAAATTCATAGAGATACTATCTTTAAAAAAGATATAACTGTATATCCTATAGCTTTTAGACCAGTAGGTATTAATCCCTTTTCTCTTAAAAGGAAAAGTCCTGACCCTTCTTGGGGTCCTGGCAATTCTTCTGTGCGTAGAATAGTATCTATTACTAAACTTCGTAAGAATAGAGAAGTCTGTTGTATTTTAGTTGATAGTCCAAGTAATACATTCTTATGCACTAAGAATATGATACCTACACACAATTCTGGCAGTAGAAAAGATTGGATTACTGGCGAGATTAAAGATTATGATAAATTATATAATGATATTCAGTTAAATATTTATCATTATTGTTTGCGTAGATTATATCCACAGACAAAGAATTTTATTGTTACAATTTTCTATACTAAAGATGGTGGGCCGTTTGATTTAGTTTTTGAAGAGAAAAATGCTCAAGAAACTTTAGAGCGTTTGAAAAAACAATTTAGAAAAATATCAGAAATAGAAATTCCTAAATTAAGTAGGACTTGGAAATGTAAAAAATTCTGCTATTATAGCAATCTCAAGTTAGATAATGCTCCAAATGAGTTTAGAAAAAATCAATTAGATGAAATGGGCGCTCCTATGTGCGCGTGCAGTCATTTACATGAATTAGTTAAGTTAAATGGCACTTCACAAGTTATAAAGGATTTTAAAAAGTAATGGTTAGAATAACAATATTAGGAGTAGTTAGCTCTGTAAATTTAAGAACAGTCGGAGCAAAACAATTAAAATTACTTGAGGGGATAGTATCCTCACAAGATAAAACTATGATTGAATTTCCATTCCAAACATGGGGAAAGCAAGCAGAAGCGATTTTTGAGAATATCAAGGATGGTGACCAAGTATTAATAGATGGTAAAATTGCCATTGATACTTTTGGCAAGGATAATAAGATGTATATAGATGTTTCAGATTTAAGAAAGTGTACGTACAAATAATGTTTAATACAATTAGTTATTACTATGGTTATTTAAAGTCTGTTTTAGGTTTTAATAAAATTAATCCTAAGAATGTAACTGTGGTGGTGGATGAAGCGCCAGACGAATCTCCTCCAACAACTGAAAGATTGAGTGTAAGCGAATATGATATTATAACAAACACGCAACCTTATGCCGAGGATTTAGGAATAGAGGCGTCTGATGAAACTTTTATGGCTGCAAAGAATTATACTTATATGTATTATTCTTACAAAAACTATAACAGTAGTTTTGCTGTGAGAGGTTTCTCAAGAGATAAGACAAATCTAATGATACAAAATGCATTAAATGAAATGTCTAAAGTTAGTGGTTTAAAGATTGCGCCCTGGAGAAAAGGTAAACCAGTTCATTTTAGTGTTCAGTTTTCATCTAAAGTAACCTATAATGCATTGGCAGTTATGGATAAAAATAAGATGATTATATCATCTGTGAGACCTATGACTGAGGCAGTTGTTAAAACTGTAATTCAACATGAGATTTTACATTTTTTAAAGTACAAAGCAAATCCTCCGGCTGATAAGTGGTATCATTCGCAGGATAAAAAGTGTGTTTATAATATTAATGGCAATGCGCCTTCGTTATGTGCAGCAGAGCAGAATTGGTTGAGGAGTAAATATGGACAAGCGTAAGAAAATGAGTATGGTAACAAGAAAAGAAGAATTTTGGACAAGAAAAGATAAGCAAAAAGTAACTGTAGAAAGCATGAATGAATATCATGCAAAGAACGCTCTCAGAAAAATGCTGCGCGAAAATCGAACTCTGCGGTCTAAACTAAAGCAAACACAAAAGAATAATAAAGAAATAATTTCTTTTATCAGAGATATTGGAAAAGAATTTACTAGGATTATAAATAATGGATAATAATTTTATGACGCAAGTGCATTATTCTGTTGGTACAGGCGCAGGCCAAATAATAGATGAAAACGATATAGAAAAACCTATTGTAATGATGTATTTTGCAAAAAATGAAGAAATTCTAGAGCAGATTGAAAATGAAACAGCTGAATACGATCCAACAGACACTAATAATTGGCTTGGTATAGCTCTAACTATTGATGGCGCTAGACATTTGATAGAAGATTTGCAAGAAATGATAGATGA